TGATAAAATTGGCGAGCTTCTTTTCTTCTTCGGTTGCGTAAATGGTGTTGCCCTTCGCCATCAAATCAAGACCGGCCTGCGCGTCGGCTTTTGCTTGTGCGATTGCACCAGAGATAAAAGAAATGGCCGATTGAAGGATTACCATCGGGGCGGTGAAGCCTAGGAAAATGTCCTTAAAGCCAGTGCTAAATTTCTTTTGAATATCCTCAATCTGCTTTGAAAATGAAACAACGGCAGTCTTTGACTTGTCCATAGCCTGGGGCACGTCGGAGGTCGTCTTGATGTTCACGGTGAGGTCTTGAGCCATGGTCGGTATCCTTTAACCTGCTGGATTGGCAACGGCCTCATCTGCCACGCGCTTGAGTTCGGACTCAATGTAGGCCTCTTCCTCGGGCGACATGATCGCCACGTCGACGCCCTTACGCATGGCGAAGGCGGCATTCAGCCAGATGGCCTGACACTCCGGCATTTCCCACGCCCGCTTTTCTTCGATGCCGTTTGCGATTAGGTTCGCGATCACGCTCATGGCCCAGGGCATTGAGCTGCTCCCGCCGGTCTTCTTGTTGCTTTGCTCCCAGAACTTCGGCCAGTGGTCGACTAGGATGTAGCCGGCGAAGGCCTTGAGCATGAGCTCGAACTTGGCGGGGTTGTCGGTCATCCGCCCGATCCGCAGCTTGTCGACCCAGCTGACTCCGCCCAGGGGTTCTTCGGCGCAGACCTGGCAAGCGAAGATAAGGTCGGCAGGCGTCACGCCGCGGGAGCCGGTCACCAGCGGGGAGTCGAAGGCCATCAGGCGCACCCGGTACTTGAGGCACCAAGGGTACAGCGTACGGCCTAGGAACTTGAACGGCCCCGGGTCAATTTGGCTATCTAGGAAGCGGCGGTCCACTCCTTCAGATTACCCCACCAACAGGGGAGTCAATCAGTAGGTGATCTGCTCGAAGGACTCGGCAGTCAGAGAGACCGAAACGAAACCCTTACTAGATCCGCGGTCGTCGACCTTGGTCACCACTCCCGAGAAGCTGAGCGAAGCCGCGCCAGCCGGATAGGCCGAGGCGGTCTTGACCGTGAAGGAAAGAGTGGTACCGAGAGCAGGAATGCTGGTGGCATTTGCCACGCCCTCGATGGTGATCTCGGAGCGGCGGTCGTCATAGCGAGCCGTAATGGTGCGGCCAGTCTCGTCGACCACCATGCCGGTGTTGTTGAAGCCAGAGGAGACGGTGTAGGACTGCACGAAAAGCGAGGCCTGCTGGCCCGAGCCAATTCCGTAGAGGCAAACAGTTCCGGTATTTACAGCGGCGCACATCTTAAACCTGCTCTAATTGGCAACCCTTACGCGGGCGGCAGAACGGTGAGGACGTCATAGGCAAAAGAGGTCGCCCAGGAGCGCTCGTCGATGCCTTCGTCTTCGGACCTTGGGGTCACGTCATAACAGGTCGCGTCGCCAGTGGCCGCAAAGGCGGCCTGGATGGAGGCCACGTCGTTCATATTGCCGGACAGGGCAGCGCATCGGGCACGGTGATCGGCGAGGGTCGTGTCGTCGGCGTTTGAGAACAGGGTGATGCGGACCGAGCAGCTGAAGTTGCCGAGGCCTTCGGGCAAATCGGCAGGAGGGGAAGCCGAGTCGCAGAGGACCACGGCCTTGGGCAGGGTCTGCGTCACGTTGCTGTCCCCGGTCAGGAACTGCACGGTGGTCAGCCCAGTCTGCGTTGAAAGGTAAGTCGCAAGAGTAGCCTCGACGACGTGGCGGATAGAACGTGTGCCCATGGGTTATTTGTTGTTAAATTTGTTGACCGGCTTGCGCATGCGGTAGCGGACCATGGCGGGCATCTGCTTGACGCGGTTGCCGTAGACCAGGGACAGGACGCCTGCTTCGTCGGAGATGCTGTTAATGTTGCCGATAGGGTTGGTCACGGAGACTTCAGCGATCTTATCGGTGAAGGCGCTCTGATTGTAGCCGGCCACTCCAGAATGCAAGGTCACCCATGTCGCCTTTCTCAGCTCGGCCCCGGGCTCGCCCTGTTGGCCGTTGTTATCCTTCGGCCGCGGAAGACTAGCCATTGCCTTGGCCCAGCCCGACTTGACCATGCCGACCATCTTCTGGCGCTTGAGGATGTAGTCGTTCAGCTCGTTCTTATCTTCGACCAGGAGCTTGGCCGAGACGGCCTTCTGGCCCCGCTTGATGCGACCGCCGAAGCGGGACTTAACCTGGTCGTGAATGGTGCGTAGGTTTGTGACGTACCCTTGCGTCCCGTACTCGTTTTTGATGGGGGTCGCCCGGTTAAGGAAGTTCTTGGCCTTGGCAAACGCCCGGGCCTTGTCGGAGTCCTGCACAATCTTCGAGAGGATGTTTCGGCTGCTGATCTGGCTAAGGGCTTTGCCCCCGTTGGTCAGGCGCGTGAAGGCGCCGATATCGTTCGACTTAACCGCGAAGGCAATCTGGTTGATAATAAGCCCGACGGCGGACCTGTTGGTCGAGTCGTTTGCGGCCACGAAAATCTTAGAGATGTCCCCGGCCACGGCGTTGAGACCTGCCTTCTTGGCTGCGGGGCTCAGGCCGTTACCTCCGCCCATGGGGAGGGGGGGCGTAAACTTGGCCGCGTCTTGGCAGGCGAGCATGGCCTGCTCGAGCACGGCGTCGCGCATGGTGATCTTCATGCCCGCGGCGAACTGGCGGCAGGCCTCGACGAACTGTTGCAGGGACTTGGGCTCGATGGAGACCTTGGCCGGCATTACTGGTTGTCGTCGATGACGATCAGGGTAACCCAGGCTGACGCGGGCTTGTAAGTCTGGCTGGTAATGCGGACGGTCTTCCCTCCGACGACAATCTTCTTCCCCTGGCCTAGGCTGGCGATGGGGACACCTCCGCTGATGATGGCCGTGGACGCCCCCGTAGAGCCGTCTGGGAGACTCCAGGAGGCCGTTGCGGCGGGGAGCCTGACAGAGTACTGGGTCCGCTCCATGTACCCCCCTGCTTCGAGGACGGTTTGCATAGCCGGGTCGGAGATGAGGCAGGAGAAGGTGATGGCGCCGGAGTTTGCCGAACCAGCCACAGGGAAGTCTGCCACCATTTCCTTGGCGTCTGGAAGGAATTCAGCAAAGAGGCTCATTCTAAACCTGCGACCATTGGCAAACAGGCACAAAAAAAGGGCCCCTTGCGGAGCCCCTTGTTTGGAACGTCGGCCGCTATTAGGCGGTGACGTAGCGGACGAGGGAGGTCGTGCGACCCTTCGCGGCGCCGACCAGGATCTGGGCGATGCAGCGGATGTTGCCCGTTTCAGCCTGACCGACGAGGACCTGAATCGACAGGCCGGACTCGGCGGTAGCGACGCTGGAGGTGAAGCCGGCGATTTCAGCCATCGGCACTCCAGTGGCCACCAGCAACGAATCGGGGCCCATGGCCACGCCTGCGAGATTCTCGCCGTTGGCAGGGATCTGGTTCCACTGGTAGATGTCCATGCCGGCGACCTGACCGACGTTGCCGGTGGTGACAACGGTGTTGGCGCTCGGGTTGAGGGAGCTGACAAGCGAGGAGTCCTGACGGAGGGCCTTCAGGTAGCCGTTGCCGAGGAGGAACGAGCGGGGCTGGCCGGCCTTGGCGGTGTCGAGCAGGAACTGAGCCTGGGTCACGTCGTCGTAGCCGAAGTTGGCGACGGTAACGGTTTCCTGAGTGGCGAAATTAGCGGCGGTGAAGACGCTGCCGATTTCGTCCCAGCACTTGTCGACGATGGCCTGAGCGGCAGTCTTCGCGTAAGCGTTGATCAGGTACTGCATGCCGTACTCCTGGATGTCGAGAGGGGAGAACTCGTCGACGTACTTGAAGTGTTTCAGGGTGACCGAGGACGAGGTCATCGTCGCTCCGTCCACGTCGGACAGGTTGTTGGTAGACTTATTATATTCCGAGGCCGTGCCCGAACCCATGATGGGGACGAAGACGGTCTTGCCAGCGCGGCCGACAGAGGCCGAGAGGTTGACGGAGACGTTGTTGAGGATGGGCAGCTTGCCAGCGACAGTCTGGACGATGTAGTCAGACAGGATAGCCGGAGCGGTAGGGAGGACGGTAGCCATAGTTGTGTATTAGGGAGTGAGGGTTAGAGGGAAATGAGAGCGGCCTTGTGCGCGTTGAAGAACGCGATGCGGGCCTGACCAGCAGGGAGAGCGAGATAAGCGGACTTGATGTCGGCGTTGCTCATCTTGGCAGGGCTGTCGCCCTTCGGGAGTTCGACGGGCTCAGTGCCAAAGGACGCCACGATCTTGGCGGCTTCCTTCGAGGCGCTGGACTTGCCGGCTTCGAGCTCAGAGACTTTAGCCAGGGAAGTGGCGAGGGCGGCTTCGGAGGCCTTGAGGGCTTCGGTAAGCGTAGCGATGGAAGCGTCCTTCACGGAGGCTTCGACGCGGAGGCTGTCCAATTCAGCGGAAGCGCCGACAGTCATCTTCTCCACGGTGGAGCGGAGGTCGTCGCGTTCGGCAGTGAGGCCAGCCAGAGAGGCGGCGGCCGTGACGAGTTGCTCTTCGATGGTCATCTTAGACCTGCTGAGATTGGCAACCTTCGCTTCAGGAGCGACAGGCGTTTCGACGGGGGCCACTTCTTCGTCTTCCTCTTCG